TAATATCTGGTGCAATGGTTATGTGGATGGCAGCAGGATTTACCGCACTAGAAGCGGGTTCTGTTAGAACTAAAAACGTCACAGAAATATTAACGAAGAACGTCGCACTATTTTCAGTAGCATCTATCGCATTTCTGTTTCTAGGATACAGACTAATGTATGGATGGAATGAACCAGACACTCATTCCATGTATGCTGATTTCTTTTTCCAGATGGTATTTGTCGCAACAGCAATGTCTGTTGTATCAGGTGCAG